CCAACCAGAGATACCAGAATAACCAGAATAACCGGAATATCCAGACCATCCTGAGATACCAGATTCACCAGACCAACCTGAGATACCAGAGAAGCCAGATGTACCAATGCCTGAAAATCCAGAATACCCAGATACACCAAAACCCGAGAATCCAGACCAACCTGATTCTCCGTTACTTCCTATAACACCATCCTGTCCAGAATAACCAGACCATCCAGAGATACCTGAACCAGAATATCCAGACCATCCTGAGACGCCCTCTCCACCAACTACACCATCTTGACCACTAAATCCCGACCATCCTGAGATACCTAAACCAGAGAAACCAGAAAATCCAGATATACCAGAAAATCCAGATATACCAGAATCACTAGAATAGCCAGAATAACCAGATGTACCTATACCTGAAAAACCAGAATAACCAGACTCTCCTGAGACACCCAAACCACTAAATCCAGAAATACCAGAGATACCAGAGTAACCAGACCAACCTGATCGGCCTGAGCCACTAAAGCCAGAAATACCCGAGAAACCTGACCAACCAGATTTGCCGGAATAACCTAAATAGCCAGAATATCCTGACCGTCCAGATATACCAGAATAACCAGACCAACCAGAGATACCAGAATAACCAGAATAACCGGAATATCCAGACCATCCTGAGATACCAGAGAATCCAGACCAACCAGAAATACCAGAGAAACCAGACCAACCAGAAATACCAGAGTAACCCGAATGCCCAGACCATCCAGAGATACCCGAGAATCCAGACCAACCAGATTTACCCGAGAAACCAGATTCACCAGACCATCCAGAGATACCTGAACCAGAAAAACCAGAATAACCAGATACACCAGAGTAACCTGAAATACTAGAATAACCAGAAATACCAGACCACCCAGAGATACCAGAGTAGCCAGAAAAACTAGAATAACCAGAGATACCAGAGTATCCTGACCAACTACTGAATCCGGACCAACCAGATTTACCAGAATCACCTGACCATCCGGAGATGCCCGAGTAACCAGACCATCCAGATTTACCAGACCAGCCAGAGATACTAGAGTAACCGGAAAAACCACTCCAGCCAGACCCACCAGACCAGCCTGAAACACCAGAGAAACCGCTCCAGCCAGACTCACCCGACCAACCACTGAATCCTGAGATCCCTGACCATCCAGAGAATCCTGAGAGACCAGAGAAGCCACTAAAACCAGAGAAGCCAGAGATACCAGACCAACCACTCCAACCCGAGACACCTGACCCACTATAACCAGACCAACCCGATGTACCAGAATAACCAGAGACACCAGAATAACCTGACGCACCTATTGGACCGGGCGTTCCTCCAAGAGAAACTATCCAAGAATTATACGTTCCATTACCAAAAATAGTATCAACATCGACAACTATATCCCCAGTAATTTCATTATAAGAAATAACAAAACCAGACATTTGATTATATGCATCAAATGAAATGATTATTGGTTGTCCTGTAATATAAGCTAATTCAGTTTCAACTGTAAACGATTGAAATCCTATTCCAATTGTTAAAGAATCAGAAGAGGCAGTTGTATACCTATCTCCTACAGTACCACTATATCCCGAATGGCCAGAATACCCAGATACACCAGAACCTGAATAACCAGACCAACCAGAGATTCCTCTTTGACCCGGCAACATCGTAAGAGTTGTTTCATTTGGGTCCACTACTAATTCTGTAGAATCAAAAGCAACTTCTACAATATGCTCATTTGGTAACAGTTCCACCTCAAAGGTATTTTCAGATACCTCTACAGTAATATTAATTTCTTTTTTTGTTGGTTCTGCCATTATTATTTTGTCATATTGAATTCTTTATTTACTATTTTATATACTTCCTCCGCTTTTACAAACCTATTTGGATCAAATTCAATTGATTCCCAAATACCATACTGGTCGGGCCTTAAATAACTTTTATCTTTTAGAATATTTACATTAGTTGGATATCCAAATAATTGAGGATCTGATGGACCCCATAAAACAACGCCACGTTTATTAACATGATAAGCTAAATGAGGAAAAAAATTATCCACTGATATCCAGAAATCACATTCAGATATTAGTTTCTTCAAGTCTTTTAAAGGCCAGTTAAACCTTGTATCTTGAACTAATCTTTGTTCTCCATTTACTCCTACTTGAATAATCTCATGACCTTTGAGTAATTCAATAAGCTCTTTCCAGTAAGGATAGTTTTTTGGATTTACTTCCTTTTCTTTTGGGGGTCTTAATTTTTGACTATATGGGGATATTACTACTTTCATTTTTATACTCCATACATTGCTTTGTATGCGTTTAATATAGATGTTTTCCAATTATTATCTATACACCATTTATAAATATGTTCTGGCGCGCTCTTTTTAGTTGCTGCCATTGGCACTATTGTTACATCGTGTCCTTGGAATACATTTGGGTAGCAGCAACCAAGAATTATGTGTTTATATTTCTTTATTAAGTCAGGAAGTATATTAAGGAACACCAAATGATCCCCAAGACCAGTATCAAGACTAATGACCTTGTACCCCCAGTCCTCCAGTTTTTTGGCGAAGATCCTTTCGTCGTTTTCATAAAAGAACTCCGAATTATGGCTTCGTATGCCACCAGTTGCTTGCCGGAAATGGTACGTCTTGATAGACGTATCAACTATCAACTTATATCCCTTTTTAAATAGTTCATGACTAAACATAGTTTCTTCCCTGTGGGCAACAGGAGATAGCTCTAAAGTATATTGAGCTATTCTGGGTCTATAGAGAAAAGAACTATATAAATGTTCTACTTCAACAACCTCGTTCCCCGGTGCCCATTGAAGATTTGGTTTATGGAAGATGTCTACTAATTTGTTGGATCCTCCATACTGTGGATTACCGGGTTCAAATACTGCTCCGGCTACAGCACCAACATCCTTGGTCATATGCGCAAGTAATTTTTCAAGGACATCTGGTTCGGCTACTTCGTCATCATCCAATCTCCAAACATAATCGAAATCTGATTTGTTTGAACTATCGTGTCCGTAATGCTGCCCCTTCTTTGGTGTCCATGCGAAGGACCACTTGATACCTTTTCTATCAAACAGCCGAAATATATGTCTGTATATAGGATCTTCACGAAGATCTTTTTGTTCTCCATCGTCATAAATAATCACTTCGTCAGGAACTCTCGTCTGTAAGGCCACTGATACAAGACAACTTGATAAAATATCATAGCGGTCTTTGGTGGCTATACTACAAAGCACTCTTGTAGAGGGTTCTATCTTTGGATATTCCTTTCCTTTTTCCCAACGCATTATCATCAATTGCTGTCCGTCAAAACGAGTGGGTTTATCTAATATTCCTCCATACTCGCCAACATATTTATAGTCGAAATCAGGAAAATCTTTTTCACTTAAATTGTGTAGTTTATGATGTTTTCCCCAAAAACCGGGTGTTTCTCTAAAAGGCGTAGTTATTAAAAGATTATCACAATGTTGCTTTAATTTTTGAGCGAATTCTTTTCCATCATCAATATGCTCAATAAACTCAAAGGCTATTATAGTGTCATAATGGCTAGAAAAATCAAAGCTGTGAGCATCGCAATGTATAAAATGTGTGCGAGGTCCATCAAAATTCTCTTTAGCAAACTTGATGATTGTTTCGTCATAATCGACACCCGTATAGTCTATATCTTTTGGAAGAAATTTTAGGGCATAACCAGAAGAACAACCAAACTCAAGAACTTTTTTACCTACTAGGTTATTGGCAGCAAATGTATATCTCGCGTGTTCCCGAGTATTCTCTGGTAAGTTATCTTCTTTTCCCAATACGGCTCTTTCAAAGTCGTTGCTTAATTTAAAGTTATACCAACCCTTGTTATATTTTTTGGCAAGTTTTAACGAATTTTCATCAAAAGAACTTTTCCAATTTGGTAGTTCTTTTAAAGTACCCTCTCCGGCGTGAAAAATAGGAAAATCACCAATTACCAATTTATTAGTATTATCTGAACCAGTTATTTCTGCACATCTTGCTACTTTATAGCCTAGTTTTTCTAATTCGATACAATATTCAGTATCTTCACCAGCACCTACTCCATAGTCTTCATTTAGCTTTAATTTGTCAAAGAGTTCCTTGGTCGTCATTACGCAAAAAAACACAAGAAAATCATGGTTAGCTGGTTCGCTGTGCCCGAGTAATGGGCCACTAATACCAACCATAGGATCCTTTAAAAAAGGTTCTTCAAGTTGGTCTAACCACCTATTTTTTTGCTGATCTAAAAGAACAGTATCATTATTTAATAATACAATTTTTTCATATTTTGCTATAGCAACGCCAGCATTATTAGCTTTTGCATATCCTAATGGCTCATCAAACCACAATAATCGAAACGGTGGACCTAGTTTTTCTACATAAGCACGAGTTCCATCATTTTCTTTACAACCGTTAGCAACAATAATTATTTCACAAGTCAAAAGGTCCGTATATTTTATAATAGATTCAATACAAGGCTTTGTTAAATCTAAAAAATGTCCGTAAACACCTATTATAATTGAATATTTCATATACCTTTCCTTTTATATACATTTTATTTCAACCCGAGAAATTTTCCTATGGTAAGTAATTTCTTTGATATAAAGTTTCCAATGGTTCCGGTGGTAGACATGTCAGCGGTGGCGCTACCCCAAACGGCGGTAGCTACTTGTTGCGCCGTGGGCGCGCTACCACTACCGCCGCTAACTTGTAGCAAGTTAGCTGACAGGGTTAAGCGAATTACTGTGTCATAGCCACCAATTGTTGAAATAATACCGGCTGTATCTGGGTCTTCAAAGTATAAATTACCGGTAATATTTATGATGATATCCTGCTCTGGTGGCTTTATTCTCCACCCAAGGTCATTACGCAGGAATACATTGATACCGGCATAGGCTCCACCCCCAAGGGGATCTCCACCTACAACCCTGAATGCCGGAAAGTATTTAGCGTTATCAGTTAACAATGACCAGTCTTTCCATCTTGAATATATTTCAGAAACGGTTACACTTGTTACCCCGCTGGATAACGTAATAATCTTGTTCGGACCATCAAATGATATTGCCATAATTAAGCCGGATTGAGATATTGCCTATCTATAGTTTGTTGAACTGGAATTGTTATGTCACTACCTGAATAGGTGATATCGAGCTTTGTACTCAAATAACCAAGAGCATGAATGATAATGTAGCCGTCAGATCCACTGGAACTTTGTGAAAATGTAAATGATGTTCCGCTATCCTCTACGCCACCAACTGCTACAGCCGTTGATGGATCAGTTCCTACATATGCTCTGACTTCAGAATTCGCTTGTAATCCAGTTAAGGTTACGTTGGCTGTATCCAGTGGATACATGAAGGCTCTTGAAGTCTCGGTACTATCAGTTAATAAATGGTAGCTGGTAATAACGGGATATGTATAAGTAAGGGTTCCTGAACCCGCTCCAGCATTCAAGCAAGTAAATGTAAATACGTTTTCGTCGGTAACTGCTGCTACTGCTTTTGAAGCAACAGTAATGGCAGCTTCACTACTTGAGATCGTTACATAAAATACATCAGATACTGATAATCCGTGGTTATTATATGTACAAGTAGCCGTTGTAGTTGATCTTGTCCACGTAGCATCTGCCGTGCCTTTCAAAGCTTCCAAACTAATCTTTAATTTAAAGCCATCTTCAGCATCGACGGTTTCATTTGGAATCTGATTGAATAACAAGACACCAGAAACAGTACCAATATTAGCCAAAGTAGATACTACCGTGGTTTCGTTTGTGATACTTTGAACCTGTGCCAATGGAGCTATGTTGGTTCCAAATATATAGTCATTTACGGC